TGACTTATCTCTGCTTTTGTGTCTGATTTAATAGCATTGAATTTCTGGAGTATGTCTTGTGATTGGTCTAATACAATTTGTCCTACCTTGCCTAACAGAATCATTCTTCTTAGTTCAAATTCTGAATTATCCGTTGTGGAATAAAATGAGGTTTCAATTGTCGTTGCTAATTCACTTCTCCACTCTGCAGATCTAAAATATAAATCTAATATGTCTTTGTGGTGGTGACGTCCAGGTTCCCGTCTTGTGAATTGAACTCTATCACTCGATACCTTTAATACGTCGTCAGCTTCTAGCGTGCCGGCAAATACCTGATTAAACATGGCTGACAGTCGATTGATTCGAGTGCGGGTTAATTCTTCGCGTACTGCGTTGTCTCGGTTGAGTTGTTCTTGTAACTGTGATAATTTTTGTTCTAATATTGTAATACGTGTCATATCTCTCTTTTTTAAATTATTAATTTTTCTTATACTTAAAGATAAGGATAATATTTCAATAGTCCTAGTCTTTTGTTAACTTTATTTTTCTAATTATTTAAGAGTATTCCATTTCGTTCTGCTAGAAGATATTCTACTTGCTCTATAGGCATAGTCATCATCAACTGCCTTAGCATCTGATATTCCATTCCTACGTTTTCAAGTATAAATTGCATTGTTTCACCATCAACATCATCTAGCAAAAGAATGATAGCTTCTACTTTTAATTTATTATTTTTCATATCTCTCTGTTTTAAATTTAATTATTAATTTTTCTTATACTTAAATATACGAATTTCTATTTAATCCTCTTCATCCTCACCTGTTTCTTTTAATCTCTCCTTAATTTCTTCCTCACCCATATCTTCAAACATTTCTGCTAATTCTATAGCTCTTCCAATTAAACGGAATGCTGCTCGTTGTTCATCACTTGAGAGATTTTTACCTTCATTTTCTAAAAACTCAACACAATCTTCAAAGTCAGATAATGTGTTTCTAAATCTACAATAACTCATATTTGCCATAACCTTAATTTTTAAATTATTAATTAAATTTCTTATACTTAAAGATACCGATAATATTTCAATAGTCCTAGTCTTTTGTTAACTTTGTTTAAACTTTTATTTTTTAATTTTAAACTCAAAACCAAGCTTGGCTACCAATTCTTCCATTGTAAACTCCGGAGTTGACTTTGGTCGATTGTCAATAATTTCACCATATGAATTTTCATAATAAATTTGGTTATTGTTTTTATCATATTCTCGTTTGCACCAATAACCATCCGAATCTTTATAATAAATTTTATTATTGTTTTTATCAAATTCTCGTTTTTCCCAATCACCATCTGAATCTTCACAATAAATTTCGTTATTGTTTTTGTCTTTAATTATAAATGGAAAATTTTTTACCTTCAATTTCTGTGCTATTGTTTTCATATTGTTATTTCTTAATTTTAAAATCAAACCCTAACTTTGCTACTAATTCTTCCATTGTAAACTCTGGAGTTGATTTTGGACGATTGTCAACAATATCCCCATCTGCATCTTCATAGTAAATTTCGTTAGTGTTTTCATCATATTCTTTTTTACACCAAAAACCATTTGATGTTTCATAATAAATTATGTTATTGTTTGAATCATATTCTCGTTTTTCCCAATCACCATTTGATGTTTCATAATAAATTTCGTTATTGTTTTTGTCATTAATTTCAAAAGGAAAATCTGTAATTTTTAATTCTTGTGCTATTGTTTTCATATCTCTCTTTTTTAAATTTATTTATTAATTTTTCTTATACTTAAAGATAAGGATAATATTTCAATAAAACAACCTTTTTGTTAACTTTGTTTGAACTTTTTTTACAGTGCAAATCCGACAACATTGCTGCTGCTGGATCCGCTATTTTGAGAGATATGTTTTCTATGCTGGGATAATCTGCTCTGCAATCATCGACTTAGGGTCTTCGAAGCCCATTGCACAAATTCGAGCTGCTTTGATAAAACTTCTGAGATTAATGTCTACTCCAGTAAACTCACCATGCAACTCTTGCATGATCGACAAAGCTTGTTGCTTTGCTGACAACGGGATGCGCGGTTCCATGCTTTCTAATAGCTGCTCTATTCTCTGGAACATTTGCGCGGTATTCATTGAGATGTCTGCCACAAAGCTACGAGACTTAATTGCATCATCTATATTGGTTTGCTCGATATTAGAGATAAAGATAATCTTGCCGCGGAATTCGAAACTGCGTGGGACTGGAATTCCATCTTCGTCTTTAAGTGGTTTGCTGGTTATATAAGAAATGCGTCGCGTGTCATAGCTATCCAAAGCCGCTTTGAGTATATTAACGGCGTCTGCATCTTTAAACACACTATCACAATCATCCAAAACAATTACACGGTCACAATTCTCAAACAATGTCAAAAACAATCCGGCGGCCGTTGCTCTGCCTTTATAATGAACGAACCCTATGGATTCTTTAAGTCCCAATGACTCGAGCGTCTGCTTAACTAGAAAGGTCTTGCCTAATCCAGCACCACCGGTTACTAGTAACGATGGCTGAATACCTTTACCTACCATTTTAGTAAATCGCTCTAAATTATCAAACATTACCTTGGGATCACGTTGCTGCACAACTTGGGAGAAGCTCAGTTTATCCGACGTCGGATTCGTATTCGCGTTGCTGAAGATACCGCCGGCTAATCTAGTAACTCGACCCGACACAGGATCTACTGCTAATATTGCGTTCTCTCGGAATGCGTTACGGACTTGTACATCTCGGATTAATCCCTCCGGAGCCGCGCTGCCGGTATTAACACATTGGGCTACTAGTTTGCCACTTACCTTTTCTACTCTAAATAAATTTGTCATATATCTCTCTTTTTTCTTATACTTAAAGATAAGGATAATATTTCAATAAAACAACCTTTTTGTTAACTTTGTTTGTTTTTTATTTTTTGTAGTCAGGACAGGATTCGAACCTGCAGTCGTAAAATTGCCTTCCGAACTTTACGATTTATCAATCTAGGCATACGGATACCATTCCGCCACCTGACTATATTTTTAATATCCAATACTCCAATGAACAACTGCTAAACTATCTCTCTCTCTTATGTTATAAAGATAGGCATTTATATTCGATTAGGCAACAGTTGTGCATAACTTTTTTATCCAAAGAATCCGCCAGCGATGAGGATCCATATGAGAATCCCTGCATTCACCAATGATGTGAATATATTGTGGTCTCCGTTTTGAGGCTTTCCATGCAAATATGCACTTACTAATAAGTTAATGCCTAGCAATACTAATAAAATGATTTGTGATGCTCCCATATATCTCTCTTTTTTCTTATACTTAAAGATAAGCATAATATTTCAATAGTCCTAGTCTTTTACCAACTTTGTTTAAACTTTTTTATTCTTTTAATTCCTCAATCACAGCTTTAATTGTTCCTTTTAAATACCCAATAATAAAACTAGGCGAGTGAGTGTCTTCATCAAACATTTTATCCGTATCAATAATGCTTTGTTTTAATAATTCTATTAATATACAATTTTTATCTTTCATGTCTCTCGGTTTTAAATTATTTATTTATTTTTCTTATACTTAAAGATAAGGATAATATTTCAATAGTCCTAATCTTTTACCAACTTTGTTTAAACTTTTTTTAAAGATATTGTCGGAGTAAATCAATTCCCGATACATTGCGGAGATCATTTTCTCCTTGTCGAACTAATTGCCTAGCTCGTTCCCCGGTGATATTCATCTCCTCAGCAATTTGATCCATTACCTGTGGATACTCGACTCCTAGGCCATAACATCTACATACAGCCTCAGCAACCTTCGGTTTCAATTGCGCAATTACCCGGCCGAGCTCATAATGCAAATCAGCGACAGATCCTCCACTAGCTTCATCGGCTGTTGTTAAGTACCGGGATGACCAGAGCTCTGCATTTTCGTCATCGCCAATTTGCACATCTGTGCTTTGTTCTGAATACTGTTCGGTTTTGGTTTTATGCGATGGAATTCTAACAACTCTGCTTAGATCATTCAAAGCTTTTTGTATTTCGGCTCGTATATACCAAACGGCATATGTAATAAATTTAAAGCCCTTTTCTGGATCATATCGTTCGGCGGCCGTGAAAAGTCCTATATTCCCAAACCCGATTAAATCTTCCATCGGAATACCCATTCCCTGATAGCTACGAGCTACTTGAGTAACAAATCTGAGATTGCATGATACTAATCGATTGAGTGCTATTCGGTCTCCTTGTTTAGCTAAACGTGCCAATTCTTTTTCTTCGGCTGCGGATAACAACCCGGGCTTTTTGATTTCATTTAAATACTTTTTGGTGCTATCTGAAGTTGATACAACGGCTCCTCTACTTACGAATATTTTTGACATATATTATGATTTATGATTTAGTTTAATTTAAAATGATACCCGGGATCGAATCAATAAGATCTCGTACTACAATGGATGCATGCTGGTTTTCATTCTCGCGCTCGGCTAGTTTTTCTATTAAGAAATTATCAATATGTAACACTAGATCATCAATATCCCCATATTCTAGGGCACCCTTTACTGTTAATAACACACAAACTAAATCATGCATATCAGGCGCGTTTCCTAACCCATTTGCTCGCGTTATTGCCGCTTCAATTAATTCTAATATCTCTCTTTTCATGATAATAAATTTTAAGGTTACGGATTACTTCCCGGTGGTTAAAAACATATAAGACATCGCCGGTGCTGCGTCTTTCTCAGCTCGTTTCTTTTGGTATTCTGCCTTTTGCTGGCCGGCTAGGATTGCATGCGATACCGCACTATTACGAGTATCGCTATTAGCGTCTTTTTTGAATTGAGCTAGTACTGCTCCTTGCTTGTGAAATCCCGAATTCTTTTTTCCAATTGCCATATCTCTTTTTTTTAAATTTATTAATTTTTCTTATACTTAAAGATAATGATAATATTTCAATAGTCCTAGTCTTTTGCAAACTTTTTTAATTTATTAATAGCCAATAATAATATTGCTCCGACTACTATAATCGTTACTAGTTCGAAAAATTCACTTGATGTCATCATATATCTCTCTTTTTATTTATACTTAAAGATAAGGATAATATCCCAATAGTCCTAGTCTTTTACTAGATTTGTTTAAACTTTTATTTTTTAATTTTAAACTCATAACCTAACTTTGCAACCAACTCGTCCATTGTAAACTCTGCAGTTGGCTTTGGACGATTGTCGTTTATATAACCATATGAATCTTCATAATAAATTTCGTTATTGTTTTTATCATATTCACCTATCCACCAAATATTATTTGAATTTTCATAATAAATTAGGTTGTTGTTTTTATCTTTAATTTCAAATGGAAAATCTTTTACATTTAATTGCTGTGCGATTGTTTTCATAACCTTTATTTTTTAGGATTGTTAATAATATGCAGAAATACCATAATAAGACCTACTGTAAAAATTGTCATTAGTGCTGCGTACATAACCTTTATCTTTTTTTATTTATGCTTAAATATACCGATAATATTTCAATAGTCCTAGTCTTTTACTAGATTTGTTTAAACTTTTATTTTTTAATTTTAAAATCAAAACCTAACTTAGCTACTAATTCTTCCATTGTGTATTCAGGAGTTGATTTTGGACGATTGTCAAGAATTTCACCATCTGAATCTTCCCAATAAATTATGTTGTTGTTTGAATCAAATTCTTGTTTTACCCAATACCCATCTGAATTTTCATAATAAATTTTGTTATTGTTTTTGTCTTTAATTACAAATGGAAAATCTTTTACATTTAATTGCTGTGCGATTGTTTTCATAACTTATTTTTTAGGTGATTGAATGTACATATCGTATAACTCGGATGTTTTCATTTTATCCATTGCCGAATCTTCTATAGTAGGGTAAAACATTTTTACAAGTGCTTTGATACCTCTACGGCTTACTTTGATCGGTATTTGAACCTCTTTCATATATCTCTCTTTTTATTTATACTTAAAGATAAGGATAATAATTCAATAGTCCTAGTCTTTTAACAGATTTGTTTGAACTTTTTTTACATTAAGTTGGCATCTGCCATGCTAGTATATGCATCTTCGGTAAGTATAACGTGGTCCATTACTTGAATATCAAACAATGCCAATCCAGCTTTTATTTTCGTTGTTAAATTTATGTCGGCTTAGGATGCATTTAGATTGCCACTAGGATGATTGTGAGCTAATATTACGGCGGTGCTCAGCGACTCGATTGCATACTTTGCTACAATCCGACTGTCGACAACCGTGCTTGCTACTCCGCCCTGAGATATCTTAGCATAGCCAATTGTGGTGTTGCTTTGGTCCAACAACAATATAAAAAATGATTCGAATATCCCAATATCATCTAGATAGAATTTGCGAATAAAATCTGCAGCATCCTTCGAATTGGTAATTTTAACGCGCGCGAATTCGGTTGCATTCTTTTTGAGCTCATACTTTTTAATCTTGGTCATATCTCTCGGTTTAAATTTATAATGGTAACGTTATATCATCTACTATAAAGCCAACGCAGCGCTCCAAATATTCCTTAACCTCATTGTCATCAAAGCCATCGTCTAACAACGTTTTAGTTATTTCCTCAATTGATCGAGTAAATTGTTTCATTGCAGTCGAGCTAACTAAACTTTCTGCTCTTTCAAATTTGCCTGATTCTATCATATCTCTCTTTTTAAATTTATTAATTTTTCTTATACTTAAAGATAAGGATAATATTTCAATAGTCCTAGTCTTTTGTTAACTTTTTTTACCAATTATACCAACGAAAGCTTTCACTGCCACACATGCATTTAAATGTTCTGGCCCATTTTTGTAAGGTAAAGTTATAAACTCTATTTGTTTGTTTGCCACAATTATAACACTGGCACTTTTTGATTTCGGTTTGATTATTTCTGCTCATATCTCTCTTTTTATTTATACTTAAAGATAAGGATAATATTTCAATA